TGACTTCCGCCATTTGCACCAGTACCGCCAGCAGATCCTTGTCCTATAGTTCCTGCTGAATTTGAAGAACCACCACCACCACCAGAACCACCAGTTAAAGCATTACCTCCACCGCCGCCGCCATCTCCACCACCGCCTCCAACGGTTGTGTGGCTTATAGTACCTCCTATAACAGAAGATGTCCCTCCACGAGAGCCTGTAGTGTTTGCATTACCATTTCCTGCACCTGCTCCACCTACAGTAATAGTATAGGTTGTGCCAGGTTCAAAAGTTAAAGAGCTTTCAGCCGAAGTACCGCCGCCAGAAGCCTCACTATTATATGAATTTCGGTAGCCACCTGCACCACCTCCACCGCCACCTGCTGAAGTTTGAGTAGCGTTACCAGAACCTCCGCCGCCACCACCTGCGATTATTGAAAAATCTACACTATATGGGGCAGCAGACGCTGACGCAATACTTAAAAATCTTCGTCCTAAACTCATATATTAAAAGTTTTATATTGTTGGATCAGCAGCAAAAGTTGCAACCGAATAGAAAAAAACTGGGTTTGCGGCTTGGTCATCTACACACTCAATTTGTAAAATGCTTGTTACACTATTATCATAATCAACCCCAGCAACTTTATTAAATACCCCTGTTCCAGAACCCCCTGTTAATGTAACGGATTGTGCTTTTAATGGGTATATAGTCGCAACTTGACCCTTTTTATAATTGGTTATGTTTATAGTGTAAGCACCAGTTAAATCTCCTGCTATTTTAAATGAAGAACCTGCCGAAAAGTCAAAAGCAACAGTCCCTGTTCGAGTACTAATTGCAACTTCTGCCGTATATCGGTTTGATAGTTTATCGTGAGTTATATTATTGTCTGCTATTTTAGAAGTTGTTACATTAGAATCTAATATTTTATCAGTAATTACTTTATTTGTTCCTATTGAAACTACTCCGGCGTTTGTCATTGTAGCATCACCACTTAAAGCGGCGGCGGTCATTCCAGTACCATCTCCTATAAGTATTTGTGTGGTTGCTAATGCTTTTTCAGTCAATACACCACTACTGTTAGCATCACGAACTAAAAGAGAGTTTGCCGCTACGTTTTGCACTTTAGCAAGTGTTACTCCCGCGTTTGCCAAAGATATTGTAACTGCTCCCGTAGCTGAATCTCTTACAATCGGAGCGGTAGCCGTTATAGAATTTACATCCCCCGCATCGTCGGTGTATAATTCCGTAAAGTTATCGTTCACTTTATCAAAGGCATCTCTTATAGGATCACCGGTGTTATCGTTTGCGTCAGTCCCTATGTTTATTACTTGTTTAGCCATCTTTTATATTTTATATTTGTGTTGCATCTGCTTTATATAATGTTGTATCCGCTAAAAACGGAGTACCCGAAATTTGCGTTAAATCTGCCGTCAATCGGAATGTACTCCAACAAGCCGGAGCCGAAATATCCGGGATTGCCATAGTCGAGTAAGCCGTATCCGAACCGAAACCGCTATCCGTAATCATTTGACAATATATAGTCCCCCAATTTATTGTATTCGCCATATATATATAATTACTTTTTGGTCTTTTTGTTATACATCCTTTCTAAATAGTTTTTTAACTTAACTACGTTTATTTGTTTAGGCTTGTATTTTCTTGTTTTTTTTATCATAAAACCCAACCGGTAAAGTCCGCACTTTTATTTGGGAATACATCGTCGTTATTATTAGTATAGTATTCCGGGTATAAGGTCGAGGCATTAAAAGAAAAATGCTCTATCATTCTATCGGTATAGTATTGCGCCGTCGTTCTTTCTTTTTCTATTAGAAAATCTACCTCTTCTTTAGATACGCTTTCAGAGTTTTCGCTAGTCCCTTTAAAAATTCCTTTATTAGATACGCTATAAGCCGCAAAGGGCAAATACTCTACCATACTCCAATGTACCAGACAAGGCTTTATATGATTTTCTACAAGCGTTTGATAGTTACCTCCTAAGTTACCCGCTATTATAGACGTTGAAATCTTGTTATAAAGATCCGTACCTATATAATTTTGTATATGTATATTTTGCGCAATCTTAACGTACTGTATAAACTTGTCAGTATCAACTCCACCGGATACCGAAGTATACTTAACTATATCTTTTCTAGTTATAAATAGTGCTTCTGCCATTTTATTTTGGTGTTGTAAAGTTTTTAGGTTTATCAAACCCTCTATTTTCCATATCTCTTGGTCGTTTGGCTACCTTTGTATCGTTAGTCTTGGGTTTAAATCCTTCTTTTTTTGCTTTGTTAACGCTTATTTCGGCTTTTGGGTTTTTTGCGTCGGGTTGAACGTCTTTAGCCATATAGGTTTTACGCATCCAAAAGTGCCTGCACGATCCACCGCCTTTGTAGAGCCAGATGTCGTATGTTGAAGCTCCTCCTTTACCCCATCCGGCGTTAACGGGTTGTTTGCCCATTTGTTCTATATCCTCTTTACGGTATATTTTTTTATCGCTTACCATTTTAGTACAAAATTCCCGGCTCTTACTATCCGAATCTAAAGGAGCGTATTGATAACGAACTTTAAACTTTAAATCTTTTACTTCGCCGTCTTGTTCGCTTTTTGCGTTTGGCCGAGCGGATCCCGTTGATGCTAAACCGATCATTTTATCTAAGCTTTCTTCTTGATCGTAATCTACCTCTCTTTCGTCTACAAGTTCCCAATTTTCTAAATCTTCTTCCTCTCCAAATTCGCTTAATAAATCAAAGATTTTGTTATCGTCAAATTGAGAGCTTAAATTACTTTGTTTATGTTCTTTACAAGGCATAAACCAAATCTTACCCTCGTACTCGTGTTCGTGATAACCTTCGCAACCTATATTTTTAGCGTTTTCTATTGCTATTTCTTTAGTTGCATAAGCTAAACGATCGTCTATAATTGCAAAATCTTTATCTACTACTTGAGAAGCCATTTTAACGCCCGTCTCTTTCTCTCTAGCTTCGTCGGTAACTAAGTTATCAGGTTCTATAAAAGAAAGCGGTTGTAGGGTCTTAAAATACAGTTTAAGGCTTATATCGTTAACGGCTAGTATATCGTCTATACAATCGGTTAAAAGATCTTGATACGGTTTAATTGTTATATTGTCAAAAAGTAAAGCGGCGGTTTTTATTTCGTCGGCGTTTGATCCTAATCCGTTTGAGTCGGTTCTTATACCTAAAAGTAAAGGGCTAGTTACCCTATGCGCTACAATTAGCTTGTTGGAGCATTCGTTGGATAAATACTCGTAATGAGCCGGAGCGTCGTTTAACGGGATATCGTCTACCGTTGTTTTACTTTCGGCGTTATTGTTAAACGCTATTACTACCTTCTCTCCTCTTGCGCCGGTAAGCTTTCGCATTACGTCGTTCTTTATTTGGAGTTGCTGTTGAGCGTCCGGCACGCCGTTATTAAAGTTCACGACTTTGGTGCCCGAAAAATTATTTTGGACGTCGTTTATAAGGTAATCCGCTACTTCGCTTTCTAGTTCGGCGTATGCCAGCCCTCCTTGGTAATCGACAGGGCAGTAATAATCATAGCCCGAAACGTATTTTTTACAAATTTTAATTTCCGGTTCTTTACCGTTTCCAAATCCAAAAGACGCTATTCGTTGAGGTTTATCGTTTGGCTTTACTTTACTCCAATCCGGAGCGTAATAATAAGCTTCTATTTTACCCTCTTCGTTACATTTTTCGGCTCTTAGCGTTTGTCTTGGAAAATGCTCCGCTTTTACTACCCTACTATCGTTATAAAGAACTTGAAAAGATGCCTCTCCTAATAGTTTTAGATCTAAACAAACTTTTCGTAGGCAATCGTTAGATACTATTGATCTCATTGCGGCGTATTCGTTCGGCTTTTTACTATTGTTTAAAGCGTCTAGCCCTTTTCCATATATCATATTTACGACCCCGTTTATAATTGCGTGGTTAGTCGTAGAATTGGTATATAAATCTATAAGATATTGATAGTAATTATTATCGTCCCCATAATTCACCCATTCTCTTTGTTTATCTTCGCTTATTTGCGGTCGATTATAAGAAGCCAAATTAACTATATGTAGGTTATCCATTATATTGTAATAAATTCGTTTGTAGTATTATTAGAAGTATACTCTCCGCTATTGATTGTGTATTGAGGTAAGTTAGTTTGGTTAGTACAATAGATTTTATCTTTAAAAATTACATTTGTACCCGATAAAACGGTAAGCATATAATATACGCCTTGTTTTAAAGCCGTAAAAGAAGCGGTATACCTATTATAATAAAGATTTTGACTTACTCCGGTACTAGCTTGACTATAAACGTTTTTGTTTTTAGTTTCGTCTACTATATTAAAAGTATAAGAAGCTCCGGCGGTATATTCTCTAGGTATAAAGTTTATATTTTGAGCGTTGTTAGTTTCTTGCAATACTATCATATGTATATAATAATAAAAGGCGTTTTTTGTTAAATAAAGGCATAAAAAAAGGGAGCGTAAAGCCCCCTAATTTATCAAAACAAAAATCTATTAAGTATTTGTACCTAAAGTAATTAATACGTTTCCGTCTAATCCCGCATAGTCTGTTGCGCTAAATGGGAAGTCTACATCTTTAGTATCCGAATCCATAAAGTTTGCAGGTGTAAGTTCCGTTGCCGCCATCGTCAAAGTGTACCCCGAGAGATCACCCATTGCCGCACCGGTTGAAACCGTGCCCCCGGTTACTTCCGCACCGTGTTCTAAGCCCATCATAAAGACGTTACCGTTATAATCTTCCACCGCTACGTGCGGTCTACCATAAGCCAGTAATTTCAGCTCTTTATTATCTTCCTTCGTTAATTTTTTCAAAGTTAGCGTTAGAGTTTGTTCAACGAATGTCGTCCCGTTTTCACGAGAAGAGGTAATAGCTTGTTCAAAGCTACTATTTCCTTTTAACTCATATTTAAACGCCGTTAAATTACCGTCTTGATTTAATCCAGTTATATTCGTTATTTCGTCATTGGTTAAGGTTACCGTACCTAGATCACCAAAATCGACAAAATACACATTTTTTAAACCCCCTACAACATCTTTGCAAGGTTCTTTTCTTCCGAGAGTGAGGTCACACGCCATCTGTTTGTGTTTTAAATAAAAAAGGTGAGTAGGCACTTATGGCTTACCCACCTAATTTATTGGTTAATTAATTTTTAAGAATAAAGAACTATATCTGATCCAATCCCGTACTGAACTCCAGCTGTAAATCGCATAACGATTCTTACGTTCTGGCTTCCGTCAATATCCGCCATATCTATAACTTTCACTTCGTTTTGATCGGATAGTAATCCGGTTCCAAAATAAAGGTTAGTTTTCTCTGCTGCGACCATTGTGTTATCGGCTAAACCATTAGCTACTGCGAGTTTCACGCCATCAAAGCTTAAAGTTCCTCCGGTATACCATTGAGTACCGTCCGAGTTAATACCGGCAGCTCCTACGTTAGTTGCAAATCCACCTAAAGCTCTTACATATGCTCTCGCTACGTTCTGCGATACATAGATAAAAAGGTCATCACTTGTATAGAGCGAGCTACCTACGGCATCTATAACGGCACCGAGTTGAGCTATAACATTTCCGGAATTTACTCCCCCACCAACGGCTCCTATATCGGTAACGTCAGCGTCGGCTAACATTAGTTCTGTAAACCCTCCAAACTGACCAGCTGTAGCAGCTGCGCCGCTCCAAATTGATTGCTCCGTTCTTTGAGCTACTTTAGAAGAAACGTGTCCAATTAAGAAATCAGCGAAAGAAGTTGGTAAACTATCAAAAGCCGAATACCCCATAGAAATTGCATCCCAGTCGTTTTGGAAATCTTTTTTACAAAGTTGCAGATTTACTTGCTGATTTGTCGGTGTAATTATACGCTCAGTTAATGTTAAAGTTGAAGTGGGATCAAAATCGCACGTAGAATCTTTAACGATATCGTCAGAAGCAACTTTCTTGATTACTTCTTGAAATTTAATATTTGGTTTAACGGTAATTAATCCGTTGTCCAAAGTTGAACCACTTAATAAAGCTGCAGAAATGTATTGTCCTGCAAATTCTCCTGCGTAAGAAGTGGTGATTGAATTAGTTGTCGCCATTGTATATTTTTTTTTATTTATTAATTATTATGCTTCAGATGCCCAAACTCCGTCTCCTCCTGTGATGTACCAGTCTGTTAAAGCTACTGCCTTAAGAGTAACCCAGTCACCTTTATTTGCAGATGCTTTAGTGTTGATCCAGTCTTTATTGTTTACACCACCTGAAGATACAGCTGCTATTGTTCCGTGAATTGCATCTGTAGCTGCTGGACTAATTGTAATAATGTTATTACCGTCTGCACCTGTATTACGGAATGTAAATTCTGCTCCTATATTTTCTGTTGTAATTGTAGGGAGTGTCATAACCTTTGCGTCTGTGGCAATGTTAAATTCAACCCCTGCGTCATTAGTTCCGATATCTTGAGTAGTAGTCAAAGTAGTTTGCTTTGATCTCGCTCTTAATACGCTGTTACTTGTTGTTATTTTTGTTGACATTTTCTATTTATTTAAAGTTTGATATTTTTTGCATTACTCTATCTAAGGTACTATTACCTCTTTTTTGAGAATATAGAT